CCATTCATTACCATCTGTGCATCTTCCATATTTTCTGGTATACCTACACCAAAAAATTGATATGGATTTATTTCATAAGGACAAATACTATAAGGTATTCTATCAGGAGTAAATGGATTAAATACCAATCTTAAAATTTTTCCATTGCATACCCATGCATTTATTTGAACTTCATCTAATTCTTCTAAATCATCATCAAATTCTAATCCTGCTTCTTCAGCTAAATATCTATCCATAGTTCCCCAATACTCATAGATTTCATATCTATTTTTTTGTAAACTATCTACATTCTCTCTATCTAATAAAGAAGTTTCAAATCCTCTAACTTCATAGTTAGCTCCCATTTTTAAACATTCTGCAATTGCATCTTTTCTAAAAAAAGGTCTACCAGCTAGTTGTCTTAATTGTGCTCTATTTAAAGAATGTCTTTGAATAACGTAATCAGAATCTTCTATTGTTGTTGCATCTGGATCTGGATAAAAATCCCATACACTAACTGCCTCTAGTTTTGGAACAGTTTTAATTTTTGGATTATAACTAGACTCTCCAGTTTCTAAATCTTTATCCCAACTATGCAATAGTTTTTCATCAGTAAATGGGCCTTTTAAAACGCCAGTTCCTAATAAAACCATTTCAAAAAGAACATGCCTTAATACAGTTATTGCTGCAGTTTCTTCTAATTGATCACTTATTAATTTTTCTAAATTAGCTGCAGCTTCTCTTGCTGGTTCAATTTGAGGATTTTTAGGAGACTGAGCTGATGGCCCTTCTGCTAAATTAACATTTTTATATTTATCTTCTAAACCACGAAGTAAATCAGAAGTAGTAGTTCCAGGGGACATTTCTTTTCCATCTCCTGGAAAACCATAAAGATCTACTATATTTCCTGCATCAACATCTTCAGTTTCTTCTTGGTCTTGCTCATCATCTCCTTTTACCCTAGCATACTCTGCTATGCCATCTGGAATAGGAGTTGGTTCTACCCCAATAGGAAACTTTCCACTTGAAAATAAAACCTCTATTAGTTGCCCAAAAGCAGCTAAGACTTTTGTCTTTGTAATTTTTACAAAGACTCTTGATTTTTCTTTTTCTGTAAATGACATATCAGAACCATAGATTCCTCTATAATTACGATATGCTCTTAGCCATCTACTTTCATCAAATAATCTAGAATCTTCTGCTTTAATAAAACGTGCTTTAATTACGCCTTGTAAACTAGAAAAGTCATCAATAGGTTTGTTATCTTCTGAATTAGCTGGATCATCTACAGATATGATTTCATCTCCTGATAGATCTATCTTAGCCATTTAATCTCCTACTTTTTAGTAATCTCTTTCATCAGCCATTGAAAAAATTTTGCCATCTACCATGTTAGTTTTAACTTTTGGTGCAGCAACATTTTCTCCGCCTTTTTCATCAGCAGGCAGGTTCATAGGCTCGTTACCAGTTTTTGCACTAGGAACTTCGTCTAAATCACCTTGCTTATATTTTTTCATGATGTCCATGTTATTTCTCCTTATTTTTAGTTTTTGATAATGACTCTTGTATAAATTTTAAGAGCCATGGATTATCTCGTAAGACAATATGTATTTGGTTAGCTAATGTATTTGTAACAACTTCTTCTTTATCTTCATCAGATAGTGGATTAGATTTAGTTGTAAGCCCACCAACATAACAACACGCATGCAAAACTTCATGAATTACTGTATTTAATAAATCGTGCTGTTCTAAATTTGTATTGATTTGTATTTTATTTTCTCTTTGCAAATAGTGACCATAGCAATCTGTAAGATTATCTGTTCTAAAATCTGCATCTTTTAACTCAATAATTAGATCCTGAAATCCAACTCTTAATTTTTTTCCATCTATATCCATTAATATCCAAACATCCTATCTGCTGGTGTATATTGTTTATTTTGTCCAAAGTCTGAAAAACCAGAACCTTGAGGATTGATGGGGCGAGACATGCATCCGTAACGTAGTGCATCGTATGCATGATCTTCTGTGTGCGTATCAACATCCTCTGGATTATTTTTATCACATGGTAAAAGAGGTAGTGTTCTTATTAAATTAATACAATTATTAAAAACATATAAAGAAGGTTTCTCTCCATCATTTGTTTCTCTTAATGATAGTCGTTTATGTATTTCCAGTTTACCGTTGATACGACTTCTTGGTGATCTATCAGATGGTCTCCATCTACATCCTGCAGTGATCATTGTCTCTGCAATACTTGGACCAACATCACCTCTTCGTGCCCAGGTACTTGAATCTAGAACTCCGTATCTTATATACTCTTTGTGTTCTAAATTTAA